GAACGCTCCAAGTGCTCCTCATCAACGTTCGCATCGTCGATTTGGGCTCTTAGTACAGGCTTCGGTAAACCGAATCCCGTCCAGGGTTTCCCAAGGAGACACTTCATCAAGGCACCCGTCCCGTCGAGAGAATCTCGAGGGGACTTAGCTACCACACGGTAGCCCTTGGTGAGGGGGCTGTGGTAATTAGGGTGAAGGCGCTGGAATTGATAACCCAGCGCAGACTCCCTGCCAAGAAGTGGTGAGGATGGGGCTACATTGGGATAATGCTTAAGCATTGGCCCAAGTAGATTATCCATCCAATCAGCCGAACGCCAGAGACCAGCCCAATAGAGCTGGTTTCGTAAGGCGACTGCTGAAATCACACCACTCGCGTTCTGCCGTTGTGTAGGAAGAACTTGACGAACCTTGACAATACTAACGTCATGGCCGTCATAGTACTCTCTACCACAAGACTCTCTGAACCTTCCGGTCCAGAAAGACTTGTTGACGTTAACTACATACCCGAAAAGGTGTAGTTCGTCAACAACGGACAGCACATAGTCCCGGGGAACGATCAAATCGTCCCCAAAGACACGCACCTTGCCACGAAAAGATTCAATCTTCTCGTAGGTAAGAGGTGAGTTGAGCTCGCGCTCTATCCCCATGAAGATCAAGGTCGTAAAGACCATAGCTTCAAAGGGGAAGCACAGAGCTGAACCCATAGACGCGAACTTGGCCAGGCGAATAACGCCGTGGCCAGGCACATCAGCCTTCCGTGATCGACATGCATCGACGGCCTGAAGCAAATCAGGAACGCCGTGCAGAAGAGCACGTACATGCTGATAGGAAACGCGATCGGACGCTTCACTTAGATCAAGTGTAGCAAGGTCACCGCTGTGTGATCCTTTTGACGCAAGAACCCTGTTAGGTTCTTGATCGTCGAGTCCGACAACATCATAGAGGAAACCATCCTCTTTAATGATGTCCGAAATCTCACGAAGGAGTGATTGCTGTGCGTATTGCATAGCAGTCGGCTCAATCGCGATGATTCTGGGCGCTTTCAGCGTCTTAGGAACGGTGATTACCTTAACGGGAATCTCCGCTCCAGGTTCGAGGAGCGTCAGTTCCTCAAGCAGATCCGGAGTATAACGCCGGTTCGGAATGAGGAAGTCTTGAGAAGGCATAACCTTCTCGAGACGAGTAGTCCAGGTTCGCAAATTATACTTAGCATTAGAGCTAAGACGATCTGCGACAGCGCCTGGACCATGCTTTGGCTTAAGTCTCGCAAAGTGGACCGAACGGGCCACCTTGTCAAGAAATTCGCCAAAAAGCAGAGATGAGACCCTCTTAAAATCCTCAAGATATTGAGGATCAAGGAGAGCATCATTCCTCCTGATCTCCTGCTCACAAGCGATGAAATCAGACATTGCTTGCCTTGCCCTTCGAGGCGTAACAACCTCAGTGGACTCATCATCCACAGGCAAGGCAATCTTACTGAACATCAGCGTGAGCTGACGTAGAGCATAGATTGCTTCAATATCTGGCTCATCGTTCAACACACCACTAGTAGGACAAAACACACGTCCAAGGAAACCTTGTAGAAATACAGGGAGACCAGTAAGATGACTCTTCTTAAAAGAAGGGACATCCGAAGGGACGACGAAGCCACAGTCAAGCCATTTTTCGATGGCTTTTCCGTAGCTCGCCAGGGTTATCGCCAAAAACGATAGCCCCTCGTGTTGAGTCCGGGCCATGACAGTTTTTATGTCATGGTCGGCGCTAGTGCAACATCGTACGGCCATTTCATGAGCCGTACAGGACCAGAGTGACGTCAGGCTTTTCATAGTCCCTCCTTATCAGAGGTGGCTAATCCCTAGCTCTGCCGTCGAAAATCGACCTAGAGCATCAAGCGGAACAAGAATCTTGCAGGCGTTTTACGGCCGACAAGAAATTCTGGTACGCAAGATGCTCAGAGGGGGTAAGGTCATTCACATGACCTACCAATACCGTAAGCCAGAGGACAAGACCGTGATCACGGTCGTCCCCATAGGCTACGATAATCGATTTTCTGTTCACACCAATCAACCTCCACACACATGCGTGAAGGGAAGAAAGGTATTCGCTACAAGATACGCGGCGTTGATGACAGCCACAGCAACAACCACAAACTTCTTGCTTGTGGTAGGCGGTGGTTCATCAGCGGGACGACGTCCGTATTGTTTACGGACGTTGTGCAGATCATAACTACGACGCCCTTTTCGGGGCTCGCGGTGATGACCTACCGTATCTTGTGACCTGTCAGACAAGCTCCCAATGGCGAGTCGCTAAGACTCGCCGGCGAGAAGCTTGGAAATGAGCAGGTCCGAAGACGCCGTGATCTGGGTTTTGAAGCCAGTCCACAGCGCCAGCTGCTCCGTAATGGAGAAGCCGGCCCCGACTGCGGGCACGTCGAAAACGATGTATTCTGACATCGAAACCTTCGTGTTCTCAGACGGCCGGAACGGATCCGGTGCGATCTTCGAGAGATCGACTCGCAACACGTGCCGAGTGCGTGCTTTGCCGACCGAGTGGTCGGCGGAAAGCGCAATCAGCCCGTCCGCGCTCTGATAGACGGCCTTCCTGTCATCCGTTTCAACACGGGGCAGGGGGGACGTCACAGCAGAGATCGTGATTGTTTGCGGGTCGGTGAACGACACGAGCATCACTCCTAGGGGCCCGGTTAGACCCCATTGACGTAAACGTAGGACAACACGTTCTACTCATCGCCACTTGGACATACCGAGCGCAACGAGTATGGACTGCTGGAGGGCTGAGAGGCCACTCCAGTTAAGCCCAAAACCGTAGGGAGTTGCCTTTATCCGCCTTTGCGTTTCTGAAACGCAATGAACGGATGGGGGGTACGCTGCTCCTGACCAGAAACGGCCAGGACCAACGAACGTGTATGTGTATTCTGACAGAGTTCTCTCCATCATATACCCATACACCAACACCTGGTTGTCGACAATCCAGTTATCGAGGTTCTGAGAAAGATCCCCGACATTGCTGAACCAATCGACAGCCCAGCTCCACGGAGCCAGGTTCCAGATAGCATCTGGAGTAAGGCGAGCTCCTACCAATTTCTTGGCTAGGATAACCTTCTCAGCTATATCGCCCTCTATCAAGCGGTTGCTTGACGGAGGAATATAGTAAGTGAAGGCTCCCCGGAACCACCTTAGCTTCGTCACGGTACTCGTGCGAATAACCTGGGATGTGACAGGTCTCAAATCATCAGTTAGTACGTTAGAATAAGGAGTGATCCAAGGATCAACCTTATCCTGCCATACCATTGATGATTGAGACACATCTACTGGGAAATCATACTTCCGACGAACCAGCTTGCCAGAATCACGTTCATACTGAGATACAATCTTAGTAGCGTGATCCAGCGCATTCACCAATTGGCGAATGTCGCTGACAAACGGCAGCCAACCAAACTGAAGACTCAAATGTTCCTTCGCCAATGCCTTACGGCGTTGACGATTGGACATATATCGCAGACTCTTTAGAGAGTCTACGATCGAGTGAAGGCTCTTAATAGAACCTCCAGCAATCTTGGGAATTCCTTCCCCAGAAAGCTCACCCAGAAAGGTTGACAAGTCGGCAGAAGGATTACTAGGTGAACACCTAGCAATAGCGGTCGTACCGAGCGTACGCAAACTAGCATCAGAGCTATTAGCGTACGGCGGAAACGGCATATTGTTAGGAGGGGTAGGAAGAATCGCACCATTGTATATTGCAACATTGGTGCGGGTTCCAATACCCACAGGCTCACTTCCTTCGATACGCCTAGGATCAGTGTTTCCACTGAGATAGGCGTACCGTTTTGTGGAAGTGAACTCGCCACCTAGATCCTCGAGTGGATGACGCCTGCGATAAGCAGGGTCATTCCACTTAGGATGATTTTCAGACACAGTAACCTGTGTCCCGTTAAGTGGGGCATACGTTTGATCGAACTTCGACTCACGTTTATCGTGGGTCGTGTTCAACGGATTTCCCGTTTCAAACGTATCAAGGTTTGATTTCATCACACCTTGAAATGGTATTGTTCTCTTGCGAGTAACAAAAGCCAAGCTGCCTCCTTAACAGCCAGTAAGCTCT